CAGTGGGGATTCTTAAGTCTTAAGTCTTATAAGGCGGTTGTTTCTCGGAGCCACCTCGGGAGCTCGGAAGGGTTTAAACTACATAAAGGTTTTATTGACAGGATCTAAATATTGAGTTATAATTAGATTATTATATGAAGTAAAGGGATTGCTAAATGATTACTGTTAAGCGAGTAATCATTCAAAGAATCAACAACTATGATTTTGATTCTAAAAATACATTTAAATATAATGAGTTTCTGACCTTTGATGAAAATAGAGGATATTTTCTTTCAAGGGTAGTTGATCAATTTATTGGCGATTACGTTGAGTCTGCGATACCTGAATGGAATCCTGATCCAGAATCAAATCATTTAGGTGTTGGGTTGAAAACTGATTGGGAAGATTCTAGGTTTGTTGCTGAACAGAAAAAGAATCCATCAACTGACAATAGTTCTTCAAGAAAGTCTAATTTGATTAAACTCAAACAATCAGCTGAGGAGAAGAATAAAATTCCTCTCTATGCCTACTGGGAAGATCGTAAGAAGAATGATTATATGAAAGATGGTGTTCGTCATCTTCATGGAAAAGCTATCTTCAAAGTCCTAGGTATTGAAGATCAATGGGATGACTTTCTTTCAGACGTAGAATCTGTTAAAATAGTAATTATTGATAAACTCAGAGATAAATTCAATGAACATTATCAAAGATCTCCTGTATGATGATCTGGATTTGAGACATCTGAGTGTCAAAGATTTTGATGTTAAACCCACCACCATTCAATATGTGAGGGATTTTGTAGAAACTTGGCATTACTCGTCCAATGTCAATGGACTCAAAATATCTCAGGTCTTTGGATTGTTCTACAATTCTCAACTCATTGGTGCCATGATTTATGGGCCACTTGGTATGGCCAACTCTTGGAAAAAGTATGGTGAAAGTGAATCAGATGTTGTTGAACTCAGGAGACTTTGTTGTATAGACAACACACCAAAGTGCGCTGAAAGTTATTTCATTGGAAAAACAATCAAATGGTTGAAGAGGAATACGAACTATAAAATAATCGTCTCATACGCGGATGCTTTTCATAATCATAGTGGAACAATATACAAAGCCAGTAACTTCACATATGGAGGACTTACATCAAAAGGTAAGGTCATTATCTACAATGACAGAACATATCACGATAAGTGTATAAGAACTTATCACATAGACAAAGATGGTAATAAGAGATTGAAACCATTTGCACAGAGAGTAAAGAATGCTTTAGAGGATGGAACTGCAAAATATGTTGAAACCCCTGGTAAACATATATTCACATACAAATTAAGAAAGAAATAATATACCTTCTTATTAAATATGAGTTGACATCTTCTAAATAAACTGTTAAAATATTGTTGAGTGAAAGGAAACTATTAATGAAATGGAGTTCTAATTAATGGCTAAAGGATTTACAGTTAAGGCTTCTAGCCCTAAATCAAAGAAAACTGAGGAACCTGAATGGGATATAGATGCTATTAAAGCACGTTGGAGGGGTAAGGCAATTGTATTTTGTTTGCCAGGACGTGGTGTTTCGTATATGTTCTTGAAGAATTTTGTACAATTGTGTTTTGATTTAGTTCAGAACCAAATGAGTATTCAAATTAGTCAAGATTATTCTTCTATGGTTAACTTTGCTAGATGTAAGTGTCTAGGAGCTAATGTATTACGTGGTCCTGATCAGATTCCTTGGGATGGTAAGTTACAATATGATTATCAGTTATGGATTGATAGTGATATTATTTTTGATAGTCAGAAGTTTTGGCAATTAGCTGATATGGCATTACCAGCAGAGGCTATTGTTGATACTACTACACAAGATGAAGAAGGTAATGATGTAGTAACTAATAGTGTTGATGAAAGTAAAGAGAGAAGGATTGCAGCTGGTTGGTATAGTACAGAAGATGGTAAGACTACATCAGTTGCACATTGGTTAGATGAAGATGACTTCCGTCAGAATGGTGGAGTCATGAATCATGAGATGGTAGATTCTATTAGTCAAAGGAAGAAGCCTTTTACTGTAGATTATACTGGTTTTGGTTGGGTTATGATTAAAAAGGGTGTATTTGAACATCCAGAGATGAAGTATCCTTGGTTTGCTCCTAAGATGCAAGTATTTGAATCTGGTGCAGTACAAGATATGTGTGGTGAAGATGTTAGTTTCTGTCTAGATGCTATGGATGCTGGATTTGAAATATGGTGTGATCCTAGAATTAGGGTAGGACATGAGAAAATGAGGATCATTTAATGTCAAAAATTAAAAGATCATTAATGGGCACAGATTATGTGGAGTCGATACCCAAAAAAACCCGCCAGGGTCAAGGGAAACATACCAAATTTGTTGCAACTAGTAGAAATAATAAGAAAAAGAAGTCTCGCGGCCAAGGAAAATAGAAAAATCTCCTTCCTCTCCATTTTGGAGGGGTTTTTTTATGCTTTATATGGTAAATAGTAGTGAAATTAAGGAAAATTATGGAAAATCAAGACTTTTTACGGGAGATCTCTAATGATAAATTTACTCCTGCTCGAAAAAACTCTAAGGAAAGTGAATTATTTGAGGAATTACCATCTGTAGAGGAATTTGTTGATAAAAAGAACGATTCTACCCCACTATTTGAGTATGGTGGCAGAACTTTGCCTTTAGGTTGATAAATAAAGCCAGTATTAACTGTAATTAAGTGCCGGTACAACGCGTTAGTCAAGGATTTAAAGATATAAGTGCTACTTTTCAAATAAATCCGATTAATTACGACTTAATTGCATTGAGAAATGAGAATGCTATTGCAAGATCAGTTAGAAATTTGATTATGACCCTTCCTGGCGAGCGTCCTTTCGCTCCTGTTTTGGGTTCTAATGTTAGTAATTTGTTATTTGAAAATTTTGATAATTTAACTTCATCTGCTATTAAAAGTGAAATTAGAACTACATTAGAAAATTATGAGCCACGTATTGAATTAAATAGTGTTAAATGTGAAGCAAATTATGATGAACATGCATTTAATGTAACTATTACTTATTATATTATTGGTATTGATGTACCACAACAAGAACTCACCTTTGCGTTATTGCCCACTAGGTAAATGCCTTTAGTAAATTTTAGCAACGTCGATTTTGACCAAATAAAGTTCTCTATTCAGAATTATCTGAAAGCGAATTCCAACTTCACTGATTATGATTTTGAAGGGTCAAACTTATCGACAATTATAGACACATTAGCTTATAATACTTATATTGCCTCATATAATGCCAACATGGCTACTAATGAGGTGTTCATTGATTCTGCCACTCTCAGAGAGAATGTGGTGTCTCTGGCGAGGAATATAGGGTATGTGCCCAGATCGAGAAAATCAGCCAAAGCTAACATATCTTTTAATGTAGATGCATCTAATACATCTGCATCATCATTGACACTTAAAGCTGGTTTGGTTGCAATAGCAGGTCAAGGATTTGAGAAAGTGCCTTATTCTTTCTGTATACCAGATGATATTACTGTTCCCGTAAGATCTGATGGACTAGCACAATTTTATGATATTGACATTTATGAAGGTACACATATTAAACAAACCTTCACAAATAGTTCTAGAACTCCTTATCAAAGATTTATTCTTTCGAATGAAGGAATAGATACTTCAATTCTTAGAGTGAAAGTATATAATAATAGTACTTCATCTGCCTTCAAGAAATTCAATCAGTTTGATAGTTTGATAGGCATAGATTCACAATCTCGTATTTACTTTATTCAAGAAACTGATAATGAGAGATATGAATTATTATTTGGTGATGGAACTTTTGGAGTGGCTTTAGAAGAGAATGAATATATCTCTGTTGATTATATTATTTCTCATGGTAGTGCAGGAAATAACATAGGACGTGTTAGTTATTCTGGAACTTTAGTAAACAATAATGGAGATACTGTTACTGCAGGTGTTTCTGTTGTTGCAACAAATCAATCTTCTTATGGTGGAAAAGAAATTGAATCTATTGATTCTATTAAAAAGTATGCTCCTAGAATTTATGCTTCTCAGAATAGAGCAGTAACATCAGCTGATTATGAAGCTCTTCTTCCTAAAATTTATCCAGAAACAGAATCAGTTTCAGCTTATGGTGGAGAAGAATTGAGTCCTCCTTCTTTTGGAAGAGTTTTTATTAGTGTTAAACCTTATAATGGAGTCTACCTTTCCACTTCAATTAAACAAAATATCAAAAATGAATTGAAAAAGTATGCTGTTGCTGGTATTACTGCCGAAATTGTTGATTTGAAATATTTGTATGTAGAAACCAATAGTACTGTTTATTATAATCCAAATTTAACATCTTCAACAGAGTATGCAAAAACTGTAGTTTCAAACAATGTCGCACATTACTCTAATTCTAGTGAGTTAAATAAGTTTGGGGCTAGATTTAAGTACAGCAAATTCCTTAATGTTATCGATAATAGTGATAAATCAATAACTTCTAATATTACTACGGTAAATATGAGAAGGGATCTAAAAGTTACATTAAACCAATTTGCTGAGTATGAACTTTGTTATGGAAATCGATTCTACATTAGATCCGAAGATGGATATAATATTAAATCTTCTGGATTTAAAGTGAGTGGTATTAGTGATATTGTTTATCTTGGAGATCTTCCTAATGAGGATCTTATTACAGGTACTATTTTCTTATTTAAATTAGATTCTCCAACACAGCCTGTAATTGTGAAGAGAAGTATTGGAACCATTGACTATAGTAGGGGTGAAATTATGTTAAATCCATTGAAGATTATTTCTACAAATGTATTTCGTAATGATCTTTCTCTTATTGAAATATCTGTAAATCCTTATTCTAATGATGTAATAGGATTACAAGATCTCTTTTTACAATTAGATGCTAACAACCTTACCATTAATATGGTATCTGATGAAATTGCTTCTGGAAATGACGTTTCTGGTAGTAATTATATAGTAACTTCTAGTTATTCATCCACATCACTTATAAGATAATACAGAATGGCCGTCGATAGAGTTAAATTCCAGGATATTGTTGCAAGTCAACTTCCTAGATTTGTTAGAGAGGATTTTCCTCTTCTTTCTGATTTTATGGAGCAGTATTATGTTTCTCAAGAACATCAAGGAGGAACATATGATTTGCTTCAAAATATAGATCAATACGTAAAAGTTGATCAATTATATAATTTAACTAGTTCTACACTTCTTGAAGAGGATATTGGATTTACATCCAATATCATTTCAACTGCGCAACCAGGCGCAACTGGTATTACTACGACTACTGGTGGGGTTTTAATAAGTGATGTTAGATATTTGGAAAATGATGGATGTTATACTGAAGGATTTCCAGAAACTAATGGTATTATTCAAATTAATGATGAAATCATTACTTATGAATATAAGACTAGTACACAATTTGTAAATTGCACAAGAGGATTCTGTGGTATTACCTCTTTTACTAATATTAATAATCCAGAAGAATTAGTATTTTCTACTTCTTCTGCATCTCCACATAATAAAGGAGATGTAATTTATAATTTAAATATTATATTTTTACAGGAGTTCTTTAAAAAGATTAAAGCTCAATTTACTCCAGGATTTGATGATAGAACTCTCTATCCTGGATTAGATAAGAGAAATTTTATTTACGGTGTTGATAGTTTTTATAGCTCGAAAGGTACTGATTCTTCCTTTAAAATATTATTCCAAAGTTTATATGGGAAAGATGTAGAGATAGTTCATCCTAGTAAATTTCTTTTCCGTCCTTCAGATGCTGATTATAAAGTAACCAAAGACATTGTAGTCGAATCTTTTCAAGGAGATCCTTTAGAATTAAATAATTTAACTCTTTTTCAAGATTCTACTGGAGCGAAGGGATCTGTTGCTAATGTAAGAAAAGTTTTATATAATTCTAAGGTAGGAGCTGGCTCTACTACCGCTGAATTTGTAGAACCAGAGCATGATAGTCAATATTATCAAGTTAGTCTTGATATTATAGAAGAATCTGCTGCAGTTGATGATTTTAAACCCAATCCAAAAACTAAATTATTAACAGATATAATTTATGATAGTACGAGTAATAATAATATTATTGATGTAGATTCAACAGTTGGATTTCCCGATACAGGATATCTTGTTGTAAAAGATGTTAATGGGGATGTAGTTACTTTAGGATATAGTGGTAAAACTGTAAATCAATTTCTTAATGTTACAGGAATTACGATATCAATTAGTTTATGTAATAAAAAGAGTGATATTAGTTTAGATGACTATGCATATGCATACGTTGGAATTAATACTTCAACACAAATTAAAGTTAGAGTTACAAATACTTTAAAAAGTTTAAAATTAGATAGTAAAACATATCGTTATAATGCCAAAGATACCATTAAAGTTCAATCTTTGGGTATAGAAGCTTCAGGTGTCCAAGATTCTGCGTGGTGGGTTAATAACCAGCCGTATTGGGATGTTAAAGCTATTAGGGCCGTTGATGTATCAACTTATGAGGTTGATACACATGCGATTCAGACATTTTTGCCTGGAGATAAAATTACTATCACAACTAATGATACGTCTCCTGTTGGTGGTACTGTTATTCTTATCAATTCTAATTTTACATTTAGGATTAAATGTAGTGATAATGTAGATATATCATCACCAAATCTTTACTATAAAATACAAAAAGATCTTTTAAAGGTTGATTCAGATTGGTCTGGATCTACAGAAATAACTGGTTTTTCTAGTTTTAGGGGTTATGAATTGGAAGGGGCTGGACCCGGATTTTCAACTGTTTTTGGACTGACTCTTACTCCAGTAATAAATGATTATAATGCAAATATATTAAATGCTTATGCAAAATTTGATGGTGATGTTTTAGTAGCTACTAATTCTATTCCAAAATATGTTGATGATAGTGGTCAAGATATTCCTACTAATCCATATACTAAGGCTCTTGTTTATAGTGGATCTCCGTATGATGCTACGGGTACTGGTTATAATGATACGTTACAATTAACTAGAAGTGTTGATCATGGATTTTATACGGGTGATGCTATTTTTTATAATCCAGGAATTAGTACATCTACTTTAAGTCTTGACGTTTATAGCAATCTTAATTACACAGATGATGATGGACAAGGTATTTTACCATCTAGTGTTTATTATGTAAGAAGAGTTGATGGTCAAAATATTAAAATCTCTAGAAGTAGATCAGATTTATTTGCTGGTAGTTTTGTAAATTTTGTTGGAATCGTAACTAATACGTTCTTTACTTACTCCCAATTTTATCAAAAAGAATTTATTCCTCAACCAATTTATAGAAATATATCCAGCCCTTCCCGTAAAGGAGGAGTTTATAAGACAGATCCAGGACATATAGGTATATTGAATAATGGTGTAGAAGTAATTAATTATAAATCATCAGATAATGTTTTTTATGGTCCTATTGAATCTGTTGTTGTTGGAAAAGGGGGTTGGGGATATGATGTTATAAATCCTCCCCTGTTCCATATTGATGATAATATTTTTGGAGTTTCCAATACAGGAACAGGAGCTACTGGTATTTGTGCTGTTAAGGGTCAATTAGAAAGAATTAATATTATTGATTCTGGTCTAGATTACATTGGCACACCTTCTATTGAAATTGGGGGTGGTAATGGCCAAGGAGCCAGTGCAGAAGTTAATATGGCTTCTATTATTCATTCATCATCATTTGTTGCTCAAGGAACTGTTGGTGTAGGCAAAACTTCACCCGATCTTAATATTGCTAATGATACTATAGGATTTTCTACTTTTCACAAGTTTAGTTCATTAGAAAAAGTAATTTATCAATCATTGGGATTGACAGGAGTGGGAGGTCTTTCTACTGACGCAACTTATTATGTGCAAAAAGTAGATAATTATAATATTAAATTACATGATACTCTTAGTGATGCAACACTTGGTATTGGTACTATTAATATAACTTCTTATGGATCTGGAGTTCAAAAGATTCGATCATTCTCTAGGAAAAGGATTGTTTCTAATATTATTGTTAGTAATTCTGGATCTGGGTATCAAAATAAGCAGAGAAGTATTGTCGAAGTTAAGACATCCAATAATAGAATTTACATTAAAAATCATGGATATTTGAGTGGAGAAATTGTTCAATATAGTGCCGGTTCAAATCCACTTGGAGAACTTTCTACAACTGCAAAATATTATGTTAAAAAAATTGATAATGATAATTTTTCTTTAAGTCTAGTAGGATCAGGAAATACATCTTCTCGTTATTATTATGATAATGATATTATTGTTGGTTATGCTGCTACTGGAGATGGTTCTTTTAATTATGAGCCAATTACAGTTGAAGTTAAAGGTGTAGTGGGAATTGGTACTACAAGTGGTGACGGTCAAGATTTTAATTGTAAGGTTCAACCTATTTTTAGAGGATCTATTGATTCTGTTGATATAACTTCTGGTGGAATTGGTTATGGTGCTTCTGAAGTTTTGAATTTTAATAGACAGCCAGTTATTACTTTTAAGAGTGGAAAAAATGCTCAACTTCAACCAATAATTGGTAATGGAGAAATTGTAGGTATTATTATTAGAAACGGAGGAACAGAATATAATTCTCCTCCAGATTTAATAGTTGAAAGTCCGGAAGGAAAAAATGCAAGACTTACTCCAATTATAACTGATGGGGTGATTACTGATGTAAAAATAATTAATGGTGGAATAGGATTCACTCTCGACACGACGATTATTAAGGTAGAAGCAGTACCGGATGTTGATGCATCTGAAGGACAAGCTACTATAATTGTGAATAGTAAAAGATGGAATGTTGATTTATTCCAGAAGAATTATAATGATGGAAATTCTTTAGGCCTTATTAAATCGGATGATGGATTTTTAACTAATAATATTACTAATAGTTCTCTTCAATATGGATGTCTTTATATACCTCGTGCTTTAAGGAGACATAGTTATTCAGTTTCTGAGGCAGGAAATGTAGTTTTTGGATCTCCAGATCTGAGAACTGTAGATTTAACTGTAATAGATGGAAGAGAAGTTGATAGTCTTCAACATTCGCCTATTTTAGGATGGGCTTATGATGGAAACCCAATTTATGGTCCTTATGGATATGCTGGTGTTGAAGGTGGTGCAGTTAAACAGATGATGTCTGGATATGAACTTAAAGATGCTCCCAATAATAGGCCGCCATTTGTTGATGGATTTTTTGTTGAAGATTATATTTTTACAGGTAAAGGGGATTTGGATGATCATAATGGAAGATTTTGTGTAACTCCCGATTTTCCAAAAGGAGTATATGCCTATTTTACTTCTCTATCTGAATCTTTATCAGAGGGAGGTCCTTTTAACAATTATAAAAAGCCTGCTTTCCCCTATGTTATTGGTAATACTTATCAATCAGAACCTAATAATTTTAATTTCTTAGGATCTTCCAATCAATCTGATTATGATATCGAATCTAATGACTGGTTTAGAAATACTAAGAACTATAATCTTAATGAAAGTCTTAGTGGATATGATTATATTTTTAATTCTAATAGAATTAGAAAACAGAGTATTGATATCACAGCATCGTCTGTAGGTAATGTGGAAAATATTGGTATTTTTAGTGGGGGAAACGATTATCAATATGATGATCGTTTGGTTTTTGATAGTGTAGGAACAGGTGGTAAAAATGTTGGTGCCAGAGTTGAAAGGGTGGGTGGAAAAGATATCACCACTATAAGTGCTGAGACTAGTTCAATTCCATTAGTTGAATTTGGATATGGTTCAAATAGAACTGAATTTATTGGTTTTACTTCTACACCACATAATTTGTTATCGGAAGATATTGTAAATGTTGACGGACTCTCTCAATATTTTAAAGGATTTAATGGTACGTATAAAGTTGGAGTTAGATCTGATAGTCTTGTTTTAAGAGAAGATATTGGAACAAGTGAGGCTACAGGTTTAACAACTTATTTTAATGTTTATGGTAATTTAGAATTTCCTGCTATTCGTCCTAATGATATTTTAGGGATTGCGACGGAAAGAGTCAAGGTTTTAAATGTTGATACAAAACTTCAAAGAATTCGTGTTTTAAGAGCTCAAGATGGGACTGCTGGATTGAGTACATTTAATGGAGAAGTTTTATTTGAGGATCCTAGGAAATTTACAATCAATGTTGGATCTATTGCTACCACTAAATCTTTACCTGTAAATACTGAACTTTATTTTAATCCAGTAGAATCTGTCGGACTTGGAAATACAACTGGTATTGGTATTGGAAATACTCTGGCAATTGTTAATCCTGGAGCAGGTATTACGAATATATTTGTCAAACCTCAACATCTTTATATACCTGATCACGGATTAAATTTGAATGATAAAGTTTATTATAATATTAATGATGGAACATCATCTATTATTGGGTGGAACGGTACTACTGGTATTGGAACTACCGCTTTATCGGCTTTTGAATTCTTTTATGCTGCTCCACTATCAAAAGATTTTATTGGAATTGCAACTAATAAAGTTGGTATAGGAACTACTACAATTGGAGTTGGTGCATACCCAAATGCTCTTAATTATGTTGGAATTGGAGTAACTAAAGGTCTTTTCTTCTTTACAGATATTGGAATAGGTTCTTATCATAGCTTTAAAACTTCTTTTACTAATACAGTCACTACTCAAGTTGATAGAACTGTGGCTACAGTATCTACCGCATCTACTCATGGATTAAATCGTGGGGATAAAATTATAGTATCTGTAAAACCTACAGATACTGTATCTGTAGCTGTAAGTTATAGTAATAATAGTAGAAGAATTATATTTGATCCCGTTGGATTTACATCTACAAATATTGATATAACTCAAAATACTATTGGCATTACATCACATACCTTTAAAAAAGGTGATAAAGTTCTTCATACTGCTGCTTCTGCTTGTGGAGGCCTTATAGATGGTGGATTGTATTATGTTCTTCCTTTTACTGGGGATAAGATTAAGTTAGTTTCTGAGAAATTCGAACTCACAGAACCTGTTCCATCAGTTATTGATATTACTAGTATAGAAAATGGAACTTTATCTAAGATTAATCCTTTAGTTGAAATTAATAGAAATAATAAGCTTATATTTGATCTTTCAGATTCTTCATTGGCTTTTAATGTAAGTGGTAATATAAACAAATCCGCTTTTAGGATGGGATTGTATTCTGACGATAAATTTACACAAGATTTTGTAACTGCTGGTAAAAATGTTGGATTTGCTGTTACTAGATCTTCTATAGATGTAGGTAAGCCAGGAGCACAACTTACTTTATCAGTTTTGGATGATGTTCCAAACAATTTGTGGTATAAATTTAGTCCAGATAATCTCGATCAAGTTCCAGCCACTAAGAGTGAAATTATAGTTGACGAAACTGTAAATTCATATAATCAGATTAATGTTGTAAAAAGTCGTTATGATGGTCAATATACTGTTGGTACTGTAGGGGCTGCAGGAGACACCTTTACCTATGATCTGGGTACACCTCCAACTAAAGATTATACCTCAACAGTTGATGTGGGATCTACTCCTACATCAGTATCTGTATATGAAACGGATTCATCTACAGTTTATGGTTCTATTAATAAACTTAAGATTTTAAATGCTGGATCTGGTTATAAGAATCTTCCTGGAATTGCTTCTGTTACAAGTGGATTTGGAACAGGTGCTATTCTGTTTACCGAAAGTACAAATATAGGTAATATTGTAGATTATAAATTTAATGCTAACTGTATAGGATGGGATTATCCTACTGATAGAACTTTAAGACCAGTAGCAAATCTTCCCGAAATTGTAAAAATAGAATCATTAGCATCTTTTGAAAATATTGGTATTACTTCTGTGGGAGTAGGTTATCTTTTAGCTCCTTCTTTGGTAGTAATTGATAGTTATACTAAGAAAAAGGTTGATGATGTTGAGTTAAAATATGATCTTGGGGATACTCAAGTTAGTATTATTAGAAATACTACTGGATTGTATAATTATCCTCCTCAAATTATTCCTACAAACAATACCAATGGTTCTAAAGTTTTATCTGTTGATTGGACCCAATCTACAAGTATTGTAAAGATCACCTTTGATACCACTTTTGCTAATAATTCAGATTTCCATTATGCTATTGGAGAAAATATTTTAGTTGAAAATATTAGTGTAGGAATTGATAGTACAGGAATTGGTTATAATTCTTCAGATTATGATTATAAATTATTCGCCGTTACCGGTGTTCAAACCAATGCTGGTGGAACTGGAGGATGGGTTGAATATAGTTTAGATGGCCTTATAGGTGTTGGTCAAACTCCAGGAAGAATGGATGCTTCCAATTCTAGCGGAAGAGTGGTTGCTCAAAAAGATTTTCCATCCTTTAATCCTACTTTAAAAGTAAATAATTTCTTAGTTGGAGAAAAGGTAATTAGTAACTTCCAACAAGGCGAAGTTGAGAGTTGGAATGCTCTTTCTGAGACATTGAAAGTATCAACATCTCAAGAATTGGTGGTTGGAGATGTAATTAGGGGACTAACTTCCAACACTCAAGGAGAAATAAAGAGTAAAATTGATTTTGATGCTGAAATTATTACAGGGGCTGGAGCTACTGTTGTTGAAGGATGGCAAAATAACACTGGATTTTTAAGTGATGATCTCCAAAGACTTCCTAACAATGAATATTATCAAAATTTCTCATATTCTTTAAAATCTGAAGTTTCTATGGCTTCTTGGGGGAATCCTGTAGGTTCCTTTGAGCATGCTGCTGGCTTTGATTTATATTCAGATTTTCAAGTAGTGAGTCAGACTGATGACAATACTCCTGTTCAAAATCGTAATGTTCGTGTAGATACTCGTGGGTCTGGAATAGAGATTGTATCGCATTTGGTTGGAAAGGCAAGTCTTAATTGTTATTCTGATTTTGATTTGGTAAGTGAAGGAATTATTCAAATTGGATCTCAATATGTGTCTAATAGTATAGATTTTAAAACTAGAATCCTTACTGATTATTTTGAATCAGTTGGAAATCGTGTATTAAGTATTGATGATTTTAGTAGTAGTTTTAGTAGTTTTGCAAGTAGTCAAAAATTTAGTGTAGCTGGTGTATTCGGAGAGAATGAAATCTTCAATAAAGCGCTAGTTTTAGTAAGAGATAATAAGTATACTGATGAAAGACAATTTGGGCTTGTAACACTTCTTCAGTATGGTGGACTCGGTTATATAAACCAATACGGTCATCAAAATAATTTTACTGTTTCCGGCACTTTGGATGATACTCAATATGATGAGTTGGGTGATTTTGATTTTTTAAATACATCTACTGGTTGGCATTTGACATTTAGTCCAGTTAAGTATGAATACAATACTTATGATATATCATCTATTTCTTTTAGTATTCTCAATGATAATTCATCAACTGGAATTCAGACTTTGGGTGATGTATCTCGCATTTATAGTGGAAAGACAAATATTCCAGCATCTGCTACAACTACAGTAGCATCTATTTCTACATCCTATAGATCTAGTAGTTTACTTGTTCAGATTGAAGATACTAGTAATAATTTCTATGCAAGTCAATTGAATATTATTCATGATGGCACAAATGTTTATGTTAATGAATATGGAGCTTTAAGTAATACTACTCCTGATAATAGTTTTGGAGTTGGATTTGGAACTTATAGCGCTTCTATTAGTGGAGGCAACGTTGAGATTGACTTTATTCCTAATGTAGCTGTTGCTCTTACAGCTAATTATTCTGCAGTTTCTATAGCTGATACACAAACATCTATTGGATCTACATTACTTAGTTCAGGAGTAGTTTCATCAGGTTATACATCTATTGCTGCTTCTGGAAGCCCTTCAGCTGTTGCAATATCTTCTTATTATAGTGCTGGAGCTGGTTCTACTAATGCATCTTATTATATTCTTTCTGTTGAAGATACAACTAATAATAAGTATGAAATGGCTGAAGTTTGTGTTTTGAATTCAAGTTCAACGGAATCAATGATTGAATTTGGAAATGTACTTTCTGGTTCAGGTATTGGTACAGTAGGAATCTCTACTGATGGAGATTATATTAATCTTAATTATACTCCAAATGCAAGTATTGATGTAGATGTTAGGTTATTTGCTATTAATAGCTTCCCTTATGACAATAATTCTTATTCTAGTCAAATAAATCTGAATAATAGTATTGTTAATAGTAAAGTAGGCGTTTATACAGGAACAAAAATAAGAGTAAAAGATTCCTTTGCTTTACAGTATAAAGGTTTAAATATCTTTAAGAGAAATTTTGATGGTTCAGATAGTAGTGTTGTTGATACAACATCAAATGCTGTTTTCTTGGGAGATCATTTCTTTATTACTGGTGAAAAGATAACATATGATTATCCAGGTAGTGATACTTCAACTACTAATGCTATTAGTATAGCATCTACTAATATTAGTGGTATCGGTGTAACTACAAAACTTCCTAAGAATCTCTTTGTTGTAAAAGAATCGGGTACTCTGAAATTTACTGATACCGCATCAAAAGCTTTATCTAGGTATCCAACTACTTTTGAGCTTACTGCAGTTGGTATTGGAACCACTCATGCGATTAATACTGTTGAACCCAATAAGCGGGCATTGATGGCTATTGATAATATGATTCAGGCTCCAGTTGCTCCTACTAAGATTACTAGTGGATTGAGTACTGATGTTTTATTAGAGCAACAAATAGGAGTCACTGGATTTACATCTATTTTCTCTTCTGATTTGATTAAAATTGATGATGAAATTATGAAAGTGGTGCATGTAGGATATGCTGGTAGTAGTCAATTAACTGTTCTTCGATCACAATTAGGAACAACATTAGAAAGTCATGGTATAGGTGCAACCATTACCAAACTGAGTGGTAATTATAATATTGTAGATAATACTGTTTATTTTGCTTCTGCTCCCCACGGCCAAGTCCCCCAAAGTGATGAGTTCGCACTTGATCCGGATAACAGAGATTGGACGGGAATTACTACAAGTTCTACTTTCCAAGGTAGAGTATTCCTAAGAACAGCTGCAGAAGATACTAGTAGAGATGTATATGCTGACAATTATATCTTTGATGATATTTCTAATGAATTTACAGGAATTACTAGTCAATTTACTTTAACTAATTCTGGTGACAATATTACTGGATTCTCTACGTTTAATGGTATTGTTCTTATTAATAATATTTTCCAACAACCACAAGGAGTTCAAGCTCAAGCAGATGCTTATACATTAGAAGAATATAGTGGAGTTAGTAGCGTTAGATTTACTGACACATCTACTACATTTACAGGATATGATGCCAATAAAACTTCTTATCCTAGAGGTGGAGTTATTATTTCCGTGGGATCTAGTCAAGGGTTTGGATATCAACCTTTAGTATCTGCTGGTGGAAGTGCTATTGTTTCTACTGCTGGTACTATTGCTTCTATTAGTATTGGAAATAGTGGGTCTGGATATAGATCTGGTATTCAATCATCAAATGGGGCATATGGTCAAATTAGTGTTGGTATTCAAACCTATAGTGCAGGAGTTCCTAATATTATAGCAATTGGAACTGGTGCAATTAGTGGAGGTCATATTGTAAGTATAGCTGTTACAAATCCAACTCTTTTATATAAGCCTAGAGATATTGCAAATGTTGGATATAGTTCAGCTACAGGTTTAACTACAGTCACCACCTTGACAACTCATGGATTATCTCAAGGTGATGATATTCAGTTAAGTGGAATAGCATTTACTTGTGATTATTCCACTCCTAAGACTATTACTAATGTAGGATATACTACTACATCAGGTATAATGACAGTTACTACCTCAGGAGCTCATGCTTATTCTGTGGGACAGGATGTTATTCTTACTTCAATTGGAATGACCTGTCAATATGATACTGTTAATCCATCTTGGTATCCTAGAGGAAAGGATTATGCCTACGATAATGGAGTTGGTATAGTATCAGCTACTTCTAATACCATTACAGTGGATATTGGATATGGTGGTCCAGGTGATCAGTTTACTCATACTTACACTGGTGGTACTGTATCAGCTGCTGTTACTAGTGGTGGTAATTATATTCATCAGTTTGTAAATGCTACTGGTAATGCAGTTATTAGTGGTGGTGATTATCCTCATACATTTGTAAGTGCCGGAGTAGGAAGTATTTTTGTAGGTTCTGTAGATAGTGGTGTAATTACAACAGCTACTTATGCTACCTATGATGGAGGCACAGGTGAGTTAGTCTTAACAGTTGTAGGTCATGGATTAGAATCTGGTAATTTGGTTGGTTTCGATACAGGTTCGTTAGTATTCACCTGTGGAATGGATAGTAATTCTGATGATAAGACATATCCTCGTTCAGATGATCCTATTTGGGTTGGTGGAGGAACAACCAGCATTACCGAAGTTACTGATAATACATTTACAGTAAATGTAGGTAAATCGCCAATTGTATATTATACACCTACCGATGCTACTTACACAGGTAGTACTGGATTCTTAGAACTTACTATTGGTTCTCATGGATTCTCTACAGCAGTTAGTATTCCTAGTGTTAAATTTAAGGATAATAGTTTGAACTTTAGATGTTCAATGGATGATTATAATTCTATCCATAGCTATCCTAGAACTACACTCGATTATTTCACACCTACTACAGCAGCTTATAATCCAACTACTGGTGTAGTAACATTAACTATTGCTAATCATGGATTTGTTGATGGTGATAGAGTTCAACTTGTTGATGGTGCTCTGACCTTTACATGTAACTTAGATAGTCATACTGCTCAGAAGACATATCCTAGATCATCAGATCCTATTAGTGGTAAGTGGGTATTAGTATCCAATATAACTACCAATACTTTTGAGATACAAGTATTAGATTCTACACCTTCCACTAATACAGATGCTCACACATTTGTAAGTGCATTGAGTAATGGTGTTATGAGAAAACGTGATAGATCTTATAATACTTCTGTTGCTATTGCTGCTACTTCCGCCACTACTATTACTCTTAATGTGGGCGCATCACCTTTAGTAACTCACAATGTTACTGGTGCCGATTATAGCCCATCAACAGGGTTGATGAAGTTGACATTTGATGCAAATCATACTCTTACTACTGGCACTAATGTTAGGATTAAAGAAGATTCTTTATCATTCACTTGTACCAAAGATGGTAACTCTACCACTCACAAATATCCTAGAAAACCAGATCCATCATATGGTGGAGTAGGAATTACTAGCGTTCCTAGTAGCAATACTTTCGTCGTGAATGTTGGTACTTCTACAGTAGCTACTTATTATAAGACTGGCGGAACAGTACAAGGTTGTATTATTGCTCCTAGAACTAATGGATCTACATCACCTGGTGGAGCAGATCCAGCTGCAAAAAATACACAAATTCTTAGAATTGTTGATAGTAAGACTTTTGAATGTAATACAGGAACTACTACTTGTCATCATTATTATTCCAGAAGTGGAAGTGTTAAATTCCCCATGGAAGTAGTATTTGATGATCCACTCAGTTATGAAAATATTCCTTTAGTTTATAGTTCAGATTCTACTCCTGGCATTGGTCAGAGTGCAACTGTTGATGTTGTTGTCGGTAGAGGATCAAGTGTTGTTAGCTTTACTATTGACCAAACTGGTGTTGGTTATGGTTCTTCTGAAGTTCTTACAGTTGAAGTTGGGGGCACTACAGGAATTCCAACTAACACTAACTTAACTTTTAATGAATTCCAACTCAATATTGATGATGTATTTACTGATAAGTTTGGTGGGTGGTCTGTAGGTGAACTTGAAGTTCTGGATAGGATAGAATCTCAATTTGATGGATATACAAAATCCTTTAGAATTGAACTTTCTGGAACCCCCGTTTCTATTCAGGCATCTCCAGGATCTAATGTTGATGTCCAAATGGTTCTTTTAGTCTTTATTAATGATATTTTGCAGGAACCAGGAGAATCTTATGTGTTCAATGGTGGTAGTACTCTTACATTTACAACTGCACCTAAATCTGGAGATTCATCTAAGATTCTTTTCTATAAGGGAAGTGGTGAGATTGATGTGAAATTTACTGATATTCTCGAAACAGTAAAGGTTGGAGATAAGTTGGATATAAATGTTGATATGTCCCAAGGATATGGATCAGCTTTTGATGAAGATCCGCGAATGGTGGTTGGTATTAATACTATGGATAGTGTATCAACTAATGATTATGCTGGTGTTGGTATATCGTCAGATGGATTGATTCCAGGTACACTTACTGAATTGTTTAGACCTGTAACTTGGTGTAAGCAGCAAGTTGATATGATTATTAATAATGAAAGAATAGGAAAAGATAGAATTCACTATGAGCCATTAATTTATCCTACTACTAATGTTCTTCATAATATTGGAGTTGGAACTTATTTCGTATATGTTGACAGCTTAAGACCTCTATTTGATTCAAATAATGAAGCTGCTATTAGGGCATTCCAAGATTCTATTGTGATAGATTCTCAAGATGTAGTTATTGGAGCCTCAGCTACCGCTACTGTTTCTGTGGCAGGAACAGTTTCTGCTATTACTGTAACTGATGGTGGTTATGGATATAGTAGTACTCCTACAGTAACTATTGCTGATCCTGTGGGGTTAGGAACTACAGGAGGAGCTACAGCTACAGCTACACTATCTTCTGGACTTATTGATAGTGTTACAGTTTCTTATGGAGGATCAACAACTGGTACAGCTTATACTACTTCTAGTCCTCCTGTGGTTTTAATATCACCACCTACACTTATAAAAGAGAAAATTAACGTATCTTCTTATAGTGGTGATTATGGAACTGTTGTGGGATTTGGAACTACTACATCTGGACCTCAAAATAGACTTTATTTTGATTTGTGGATTCCTTTAGATTCTTATATGAGAGATGCTGATTATGTTGGATCAGCAGTTACTATAAGTACCATAAATGTTGGTGATTATTTCACAATTTATAATACAAATGTATCTAGTGGACTTAGTACTTTTGCAAGTCAAACCTATCAAACTGCTGTTTCTGTAGGAATAGCTACTACATGTGTTGATGATGTTTATCAGGTCTACAGTGCAGAAACAAGAGAACTTCCATCAGAAGTTCTTGGATTTAGCACTTACGTAAGAAGAATATTTACTAATGTTGATAGAGTTGGTAGTGGAATAGCCTATACTACCTCTTATCAGAATGAACTTCCTTCTTTGGGTGAATTTAGTTGGGGTAAGATTATTTTAGACAATTCTCCATCAAAGGTTTATAATTTCTATGGGGACAATGGAATAAGTGGAATTTCTACTTCTGCTCTTGTGACTCGGTATGAACCTCTTAAATATAATAATTATACTTAATAAATAAGAAAAAACCCTTTAAAAAATGGCGGCAATAATTACTGATCAACTTCGTATATTAAATGCAAAGAATTTTGTGTCTGGGGTTCAATCCAGTTCAAATTCTTATTATGCATTTATTGGATTACCCAACCCAACATCTTATCAGTCTGATTGGGATACTGCTCCTCCTTCACCTAAGGATAGTTTAAATCAGTCTAATGAGTATTGGGATACTATGTTGGCGATGAAAAAAATTGCTCCAAATGATTGTAATCAGGTAGTGTCAAAGAATACTTGGCAATCTGGTATTACCTATGCTATGTGGAGAAATGATATTACTATATCCAATCCCTCCCAACCCGGTGGTCAGGCTGATATCTATACTGCTAAGTATTATGTGATGAATAGTGATTATAGGGTATATATTTGTCTTTTTAATAACGCTAAACCAGAAAATAATCATGAGGGGGGTCCATCCTTGGACGAACCTACTTTTACTGATTTAGAACCTAGAGAAGCTGGTAGTAGTGGAGATGGATATATTTGGAAATATTTGTATACTATTAGACCAAGCCAAGCAATTAAGTTTGAATCTACTAATTATATTCCTGTTCCTAGTAATTGGGAAACAAATACTACTGATGCTGCTGTGAGAGAAAATGCTGCTAGTGGTGCGCAATTAAAAATTGTTACTATTAGGAATAGAGGTGTTGGTATTGGTACTGCAAATTTAACTTATACCAATGTTCCTATTCAAGGAGATGGTTCTGGAGCTAAGGCTACTATAGTTATTAATAACGATTCCAAAGTTGATTCAATTACTATTTCGGAAGGTGGTTCTGGTTATAGTTATGGTACTGTAGATTTAGCCGCTGGTGGTGTTCCTACAGGAAGTACTTCTCCCGTATTTAATGTAATTATCCCCCCTCCAGGTGGATATGGGGCCAATATCTATAGCGAGTTGGGCGCATTTAATGTTCTAACTTACGCTAGATTTGAGAATGATACTTCTAATCCAGATTTTATCACTGGAAATCAATTTGCAAGAGTTGGTTTTATATGCAATCCTCAACAGTATGGTTCAACTGAACTATTAAGTGATGATAAGGTGAGTGCTGTATATGCTCTTAGATTGAGTGGAATAGGATATAGTTCTGCTAATTTTACTGTTGATGATAAAATTTTACAAACTGTTGGTTTAGGATCTACTGCTGTGGGAAGAGTTGTATCTTATGATCAAACAACTGGAGTTTTAAAGTATTGGCAAGATAGAACTAGTAATGGGTTTACTTATGATGGTGCCGCAGGTATTACAACTTTGGGATATAATGACTACCAATTTACTGATGCTCCTGATACTGGGGGTAGTTTGAGTATTACTGGCGGAGACATTAATTTGTCAATTAGTACTCAGTTTAATGGTATAACAACAGTAATAAATAGTAAAACATATAATCTCGGTCAAAATTTCGTAAATGGTGTATCTCAACCAGAGTCACAAAAATATTCTGGTAAGATCATTTATGTTGATAACAGACCTTCTGTAACAAGGTCTTCATCTCAAAAAGAAGACGTCAAAATTATCTTGGAATTCTAAAGAATTATGCCACAGGAAACTAATCTTAATGTTGCTCCCTACTTTGATGATTTTGAGTCGGAACGCAATTACTATAAGGTATTATTTAAACCAGCCTTTCCAGTTCAGGCAAGAGAATTAAATAATCTTCAATCTATACTTCAAAATCAGATTGAAGATGTAGGATCTCATCTTTTTAAAGAAGGTTCTGTAGTTATTCCTGGGCAAGTTACTTATTTGAGTGCATATTCTGCTATTCAAATAGAATCTGAGTTTTTAGGAATTCCTATTTCACTTTATCGTGATCAGTTAGTTGGAAAAATTATTGGGGGTGAAACTTCTGGTGTAAAAGCTAGAATTATTAATTCTATTACTGATAGTGAATCTGATAGAGGTAATTATACTTTATATCTTGAATATTTGGAATCTGGTACTGATGGTATTACATCTACATTTTTAGATAATGAAGTTCTTCTAACTCAGGACAGTATTAGTTACGCCACTACTTTTATTTCTTCTGGAGAAGGATTTGCCAAAACCCTTTCTTTAAACGCTAATGCTGTTGGTTCTGCATTTGGACTTAATGAGGGTATTTACTTTTTAAGAGGATATTTTGTTGAGGTTAAGGATCAAATTTTAATTTTAGATCAATATACCAATACTCCTAGTTATAGGATAGGTTTAAATGTTGTAGAAACTCTTGTTTCTTCTGATATTGATCCGATTTTAAATGATAATGCTGCCGGATTTAATAATTACACCGCACCTGGAGCTGATAGACTTAAAATTGAAGCTACTCTTGCCAAAAAATCAAGAGATGATTTTAATGATCAAAATTTTGTTCAGTTAGCAGATATTCAAGATGGTCTTATTAGAGATATTAAAGATTCTACAAAATATAATGAATTAGGAAATGAATTAGCGAAAAGAACTTTTGATGAATCTGGACATTATTATGTGAAGGAGTTATCTACTTCTTGTCATGAAAGTTTAAATAATGGATTTGGTAATAGAGGAATTTATGAACCAGGACAAACTACTCAACAAGGAAATACTCCCAGTAACGATTTATTTCTTTATAAAATTTCTCCAGGAAAAGCTTATGTGAGAGGATATGAAGTTAAGGTGCATAGTCCTGTATTTATGGATGCCGTCAAACCAAGAACTACTAATACTTTAACAAATCAACAAGTTAATTTTGGGTTTGGTCCTAGTTTTAAGATCAATAATGCTTACGGCGCACCTAAAATCGGATTTAATACTACAAATACTTTGAGTTTAAGAAGCCAAAGGGTTGGATATACTACTGCACCTGCTGGGAAGGAAATTGGAGTTGCTAGAATCTATGATTCTAAATTAGATACCGGTACTTATGTTTCTATGGGAGGAACTCTTCCTGCCACCAATCAATGGGATCTTTCTCTTTTTGATGTTCAAACATATAGTGAATTTACACTTAATGAGCCAGTTACTTTAACTGTTCCTACATATATTGAAGGTAAATCTAGTGGTGCAAGAGGATATTTAAGACATACTGTTAATGTAGGAACATCAATAACTGCATATGATATAAAAGGTAATTTTAGTTTAGGGGAAAGGTTAGAATTTAATGGTATTGGAAATAGCTCCAGAACAGCTATTGCTTATACATCTTATAATATTTCTGATATTCAGTCTGTTTTTGGTTTTAGTAACTATACTGGCTCGGGAATTGGTGTTGGAACATATTTGGGAGATTTAGTTCCTTCTTCAATTGAGATGGTTGGGATTGTCTCTATTACTCCATATAATGTTGCTAATGGCCAATCTCAAGTTTCTACCAATATTGTTGGACTTACTACTGCTTTTGGCAGTTCTGGTGCTTGGCCAGGGATTGTTACAGTTGGAAATTTAGTAAGATTTTCTCAACTTGGTCAAAATTTACCGACTTTAGCAACTGTTGATGAAGTTAATACAACTAATATAGTAATTTCAGGAGTTACAACTGTTCCTGGAGTTTTTAGTGGCACTATGCCTGGTATAGGAGTAACCGTAAGTAATTTTGAAGTAGTTGGCACTGTAATGGAGAATCAAATGGGGAGTGGTAATGCTGCTTCTAACGAATCTCTTTATAGTGTTTTTCCTAAAGAGAATATTAAATCCGTTGATACATCTGATACAGAACTTGTTATTAGGAAGTCTTATACTAGTGTAATTGCTAATAATTCTACATCTTCTATATCACCTGAACCAAATTGTGTATTTTTGCCATTTGATGAAGAAAGATATACTGTAATTGGTTCTGATGGTACACTAGAATCTATTACTCGGAATCAACTTGTATTTGAAGGTGGTGGAACTATTAGGTTTGATGGGCTTAGTAGGAATGATGTTGAAGGTGCAACAGTAATTACAACTCAACGTCAATCTACAGTTACCGCTAAAGTAAAGAATAATAATATTGTAAAATCTCTTGTAATTGATAAATCTAATAATGCAGGTTCTGGTATCGGATCTACAACATTTCAAGATGGATTAACTTACGGTAATTATCCTTTTGGAACTAGGGTTCAGGATCCTATGATTTGTTTAAATGTTCCTGATGTTATAATGATTTATGGAATATTTGAATCTAGTGACACTGAAGATCCTTCAGCTCCTTCAATGACTACAGGATCAATGAGTGGTTCTACTGCTACCACTAATGATTTGATTGTGGGAGATCAAATTATAGGTAAACTCAGTAAAGCAAAAGCTCTTTATATCGGTAAAATAAATGATAGTAGTATTAGTTTCATTTATCAAACTAATACTCTATTTGAAAGTGGTGAGGTTGTAGATTTTGTTGATTCTGGAGTTGCCGCCATTGTCACCAATATTGATACTGGGGATGAAAATATTCTAGGAGATTTTAAATTTAGTAATGGTCAAAAGAGTAGTTTTTATGATTATTCAAGAATTATAAGAAAGGCTGATGCTTCTGTTCCTACTAATAGACTTAAAATTTATTACGAGAGTGCTTCTTATAATTCTTCTGATACTGGTGATATTACGTTTGCAAATTCATATGATAGCTTTGATTACACTACTCAAATTTCTACCGTGGATTCAATAAGAAATACTGAGTTAATTGACGCTCGTCCTAGAGTTAATGATTATAGTGTCGCATCAGGTGGAAGATCTCCATTTGAATTTTATGGAAGAGTTTTTGATGATGGTCAAAATAGTGCAAAGAATGTATTAGCCACTGATGAATCAATAACTGTAGGATATAGTTATTATCTTGGAAGATTGGATAGGATATATTTGAATGATAAGGGGGTTCTTAGTGTAATTTATGGAGAACCTGCGGATGATCCCACCTTACCTGATGTGATACCAGGAACTTTAAATATTGCTACTGTTGCTCTTCCAGCCTATTTGTATAGTGCTAGGAACGCAAGCGTATCATTTATTAGCCATAAGAGATATCAGATGAATGATATTTCGAAGCTAGAACAAAGAATTAAGAATTTAGAATATTATACCGCACTTAATAGTTTAGAATCTACTACTTTAAATCAACATATAGTTGATGCAAATGGATTGAATAGATTTAAATCTGGAGTGATGGTTGATGATTTTACATCATTTGGACATCAAGATACTTCTATAGGTGTTAGGAATTCAATTGACGTTACTCGCAGAGTTTTAAGACCTGCTCATTTTACCACTCAAGTGAATATGGAAATTGGCAATGATAGTATTGTTGGTCTTGGAACTACAACAATTTCCAATCAAGATGCTAGATTTGTTAATGTAGTTGGAACTAATATTAAGGTCGAAGGTGATGTGGCTATGTTGAATTATGGTGAGGTTTCTTGGTATAATCAAAAATTTGCTACTAGAAGTGAAAGTGTAACTCCTTTCCTTGTTAGGTATTGGGAAGGATCTATAGCACTTACTCCAACTACTGATGTGTGGATTAATGTCAGAGAGATGGCTCTCAACAAGGTATTGATGGAAGGTTCTTTTGCTGGTGTTGCTGCAGCAATGCAAGCTGAGGTAAGGCCTGGTGCTGATGGCAAGAGAATTGGAGTAAGTCCTCCCATTTTCGGTTCGTGGGAAACAACCAGTGTTAATGTTAAGATGGATTTGACTGATAAGCAAGATCCAAAGAAGGTTACCGCTAAGAGGCCGGGAACTAGAGGTGAATTCTTAAATCTGCAGACGAAAGAGAATTTTATGGATTTTGTAACGCTCCGGCCGGAGAAATCGTGGAATAATCCCAATAGAGCTCAAGGTGAAGTTCCACCGGGATTCGAAGTAGAAGAAGACACTATTACCACTACAAACACTATTGGTGGTAGTACTAGTGTTACTTTGGGCCAACAAAGATCAGTTACTATTAATACAGTAAATGAAAAAATTGAAGAATCTTCTTTGGGTAGTAGGGTT